AGAATTTATAGTATCGCAAATGGCTAAAGGTGGTTTCAAATACAAATACAGAGATATGATCATGGACGACTTCTTTGAAGTTTCTTTTGATCCATTATGTCATATTAAGTTTAAAGAAAATTGCCATAGGGGTTTAAATTGGTGGAGACCTGAAATTAAAGAAGATGATAATCAAGATTTGGCGGCTTCAGTTCAGTTTGTATTTGAGGAACTTATTTTACAATTAACTACAAGTATGGCAAACAATATGCCAAGTAAGAATTTGATTGTTACTGGTGGTTGTGCTTTGAACAAAGATGCAATGGATAATATCAAACCAAATTGGGATCAACTTTGGATACCACCAAATCCTGGCGATCCTGGTTCATGCATAGGGGCAGTACTTGCTTCGGAAAACAAACATATTGACTTTGATAGTAAAATGTGGTATAATAAGATATGATAAACAAAACTCTAAATAAAGAATATCCAAAACTATTAAAGACAGTACACAGTGCAGTCAGTGAAGAAGATAAGAAGAAAGCAGTTTACAATTTTATAGATCTATTAGATAAGTTAGTAAAGGAAATATATAGTGGCAAAACAAAATAAAGAATATGGATATGATGTCCAGAAAGTATATCTGGAAATGATGTTAAGCGATGCACAAAGTTTTGTGCGTTGTCAAACTATCTTTGATCCATCTTTATTTGATCGTAAACTACAAGAAGCGGCAGACTTTATAAACACATATGTAACAGAACACAATGCATTGCCTACAGAAGAAATGGTTAATGCAACTTGCAATACAAATTTAAAAACTCCAGAAGGATTGCGTGAAGAACACTATGATTGGTTACTTGCAGAGTTTGAAACATTTACAAGACACAAAGGACTTGAACGTGCAATTCTTGAAAGTGCAAACTTACTTGAAGAAGGCAACTATGGTCCAGTAGAAGACAAAATTAAAAATGCAGTACAAGTAGGTTTACAAAAAGACTTAGGTATTGATTACTTTGCAGATCCTAAAGGTAGACTTATGGGTTTGAAAGATAACAATGGACAAGTAAGCACAGGTTGGAGAACACTTGATAAGAAACTGTTTGGTGGATTCAATAGAGGTGAACTAAACATTTTTGCAGGTGGTAGTGGTGCAGGTAAGAGTTTGTTCTTGGCAAACTTAGGTGTGAACTGGGCACTTGAAGGAATGAACGTATTGTATCTAACATTTGAATTGAGTGAAGCACTTGTCGCAATGCGTGTAGATAGTATGTTTACTGATATTCCAACAAAAGAAATATTCAAAGATCTTGATGGCGTAGAAATGAAAGTCAAGATGATTGGAAAGAAAGCAGGTGCATTCCAAGTCAAGTATATGCCAAGTGGTAAGAATGCAAATGACATAAGAAGTTATATTAAAGAATATGAAATTAAAACAGGTAAGAAGATTGATGTATTGTTGATTGATTACTTGGACTTGATGATGCCAATGAGTAGAAAAGTATCTCCAAGTGATTTGTTTATTAAAGATAAATTTGTATCTGAAGAACTACGTAACTTGGCAATGGAAACACAAACAGTATTTGTTACTGCGGCACAGTTGAACAGAGGTGCAGTAGAAGAAATAGAATTTGATCATTCGCATATTAGTGGTGGACTATCTAAGATACAAACAGCAGATAATGTTATAGGTATCTTTACAAGTAGAGCAATGCGTGAACGTGGTAGATATCAAATACAACTTATGAAAACAAGAAGTTCAAGTGGTGTTGGTAGCAAGATTGATCTTGAATTTGATATTGATAGTTTGCGTATTAGAGATCTTGCAGAAGATGAAGAATATCAAGAATTTACAAAACGTTCAAGCACAGTGTTTGATCAAATAAAACGTACTTCAACTCCAGGTGAAGAACAACCACAACAACCAGTAGATCCAAGTGAAGGAAAAACTGTTGGTAAGATCAAAGCAGAAACAGACAGTACAAAGTTAAGAGAGTTTTTAGGTAACTTAGGCAATGACTGACATTAAAGTTATTGATGATGTATTCCCCAACTGGCTACTAACTACAATTCAAAATGGTATTAGTAATTTAAAGCAATGGGAATATGGCAGAGTAAAAAGTGCATATGAAGATGAGTATGAAAACTACTACAACTGCGTATTATGGCACAAGAATTATCCTGAAGCAGAAGATCCACTAAAAGGTTTAAGCAATGTAATGGCAAGTTGTTTTGCACTTGAACTATTGCCAGGTGGACCTAAGAGTTTAGAAGTATTAAGATTGAACGGCACGACACCAGCAAGTAAACAATATCCACATCGTGATTGCGATATGATCGCAGATGACACAGAACGATTAGTGAGTATTGTATGGTGGCCCTTTGGCAGTAGCGGAGATCTTCGCTTCTGGGAATCACAGGTTGACATAGTCAATCCTTCACGTACAGTGGAGTACAAACCCAATCGTGCTGTGATATTTCCAAGCAGTATACCACACGCCGGACTTGCTCCAGACGATTGGCCTATGCGTGTAAGTGTCAACAGTGTGTGGCATTTAGGTTAACCAAAATTAACAATCATTAATTTTTTCCTCACTAAATAATTTCATAAGGCATTTAGGAGGCAATATGGCTAACGATTTAGAAAACATACAGAGTCTGATATCTCGATTTAAAAGAACAGTACCACAAGGCGAAGAATATAAAGACAGGCTTGTAGAGGAATTTGAACTTATCCTTAATCAAAGGTTCACACAATACTTTCACAAAATCTGTGACATCATCGATATAACACAAGATCTACAACACATGACAAGAGGTTCTGCGGGTAGCAGTTTAATTTGTTATCTGTTAGGTATCACAGATGTAGATCCAATCAAATGGAATATACCAGTAGCACGTTTTATGAATCCATTACGTGACGACTTACCTGATGTAGACATTGACTTTGAACATCATCAACAGGGCGAAGTAATGCAACGTATATTCAAGAAGTGGCCAGGTAAGACTGCACGTCTATCAAACTATGTAATGTATAGAGAAAAGAGTGCAAAGAAAGAAGCGGCCAAACGTTTGGGTGCAACAGGTAACTTGCCACGAAACTTCAAGTATGAAGATTATGATATAGATGTACAAGAGGCGAAAAGAATTGAAAAGAAACTGCTCGGAAAGAAACGTGCAATATCAAAACACTGTGGTGGTATTATTATGTTTGATAGACAGTTACCAAAAAGTCTAATATCACAAGACAACCAAATACTTTTGGACAAGTATGAAATTGAAGACCTTGAACATTTGAAAGTTGATATACTTGCCAACAGAGGTTTATCACAACTGTTGGAAATAGATGGTGTAACCAAATTAGAATACTATCCACAAGAAGATGAAAAGACAAGTGCATTGTTATCACGTGGTGATGTGCTTGGAGTAACACAGGGCGAGTCACCTGCGATGCGTAGACTGTTTAGGGCTATACAACCTAAGAGTGTTCACGACTGTGTTTTTGCAACTGCACTGATACGTCCGGTAGCATTGAGTGGAAGACAAAAGGCCGCAATGTTTCATGACTGGTCAAAAGAAGCAGTACAGGATAGTGTGGTGTTTGAAGATGATGCTATTGAAATAATTGCAAGTCTAATTGATATTGATATGTACGAAGCAGATATGTATCGCAGAGCATTTGCAAAAAAGAATGATGAAAAGATAATGGAGTTTATGGAACGTCTTGGTAACCACCCCAAGAAGAAAGAAGCAATGGCGGCACTGCAACAACTTGGTGGCTTTGGATTATGCAGAGCCCATGCAGTAAACCTTGGTAGGCTTATATGGGCATTGGCATATCAAAAAGCACATAACCCCAAAGAGTTTTGGGCGGCCTGTATCAAGCACTGCGAAGGTTCATATAGACGTTGGGTATATCAAAGTGAAGCACATAGACATGGCATACCAACACAGAACGGTTGGTGGAAGAATGGATTCATTCCTGCACTTGGTGTAAGAAGCCAATGGTTGGATAGGGTAGAGTTCAGTGGACTTGTTGCCAATGGCAGAGTATACAAAGGCAACAAAGGAAGATACGTTACATTTGTAACACTTGGCACTGACTATGGAGAATACATTGACGTTGTTATACACAAACCATTTGCATACAGAGATGGTGATGTTATTCACGGAACTGGTAGAGTAAGACACTCAAATAATTCAGATTATATTGATTGCAACGATGCCAAACTCTATACTATGTCACAGTGGCGATAATTGAAAAAACAAGTTTTATAATTGTTCGTGGCTAAAATACCCCCATTGCGACAGGCGTCTTAAATGCACGAAAATCACCCCTAAATGGCTCTTATTTGCCTACTTAATGCAAATATGGTATATTGTATAGCAACCGGGTATTCTACACGGGCAACAGCGTTTTAACCACGTTTAAAGCACCTATTATATGCGTAGTTTAAATAACAATATGCAGAACTTTATAAGAACATGGGACAACGCACTATCACCAGAATACTGCCAAGAAGTAATTGATTACTATCATCAGCAAGAAGGCACACGTATACTCACAAGACAAACAGCATCAGAGTCTGCACCAAAAATGAACAAGGACGGTGCTATGCTGTATGACGAAGGAGAATCGGGTACGTTTGCACTGAGCATGAACAAACTACTGCAACCATACTACAATGCAATGCAGAACTGTGTAAATGATTACATATCAGAATTTGGTATATTTGAAAATGTAAACCCAATACAGATATCACACTCAATCAAAATACAACACACCAAACCATCAGAAGGTTATCATATATGGCACTGTGAACACGCCAGCAGAGACACAGGACAACGTGCTATACTTGCTATGGCATATTTGAACACAGTTGAAGAGGGTGGGGAAACAGAATTTCTATATCAAAGCCTACGCATACCTGCAAGACAAGGAACTATAATGTTCTGTCCCGCAGGCTACACGCATACCCATAGAGGCAATCCACCTTTAAGTGGTGACAAATACTGCATCACCACTTGGTTAGAATTTACCCACTAAAAGGTTTTGTTTGGATGTTCTACTGATTGATGTCCAGCAATAGAACCAGCATTCTCGCCATGCTTGATTACGTATCCACTTGTACCATTTGCATTAGCGTCTACCACAGGTCTTGTACTCTGTAGGATACGCTCCTTACGTGCTTTCACACGTTGCTCACGGTATGTTTTGTGTAAGTGATCGAATCTGTTCATAACACTCTCCTTTTTAAAGTTGAGTGCGTTCCTTCGCATAATGCTACTTCCGTCCCGAACAGGGATGAACGTATAAGTATTTAGCATAGCAGGCCTGTGAAAAACACATAGATCGGAAACAAATAAATATGTGTATGCATAAGTTTGTAATCAAGCACAACAACGAACTACACACATACTCACGGTTTGAAGACATACCTATGGAGTTTGATCACATAATTGAATTTGCTCCAAGCGTACCAGAACCGCCACACACACAGGCACAGCATGACGAAATGGCCAAGTGGCCCGAGTTGCTTGAAGAACTTATTCAAAGGGAGAAAAAATGAAAACTGTTTATGTAACTGAAGAACACATCTCATGCACAGGTGAGAACGATGATCATCCTAAGGTATACTACACACTGAAAAATGGTGAAGCCATCTGTGGCTACTGCAATATCAAGTACGTGTTGGAGAAAGCATAATGCCAGCGGTAACACGAATCGGCGATGCTGATGTATCACACTGTTCGGGCATGACCCGTGCTGTGGGTTCACCCAATGTGTTTGCCAACAACATACCTGTGAGTAGACAGAGTGATGTAAACACTTCACACCTACTGCCAGGCATACCCTGTCCCAGCCATGAGGCTCCTATTGCTGTGGGTTCAACCACGGTGTTTACAAATATGCTTGGAACTGGACGTATAGGAGATGCCATCAGCGGTTGTACTTCTGTTGCTGAAGGTTCACCCAACGTATTCGCGGGTGGTTAACTTATTTGGCTCCAAGGTGTTGGAGTTCCGTCTGCGCCCCTAACAAGTTCATCAGTTTCAACCACAATACCACACATGATGCCTTTGCCTGCACCTTTGATATAGCGTGTTGGTCTCACTGCCTTGCCCTTGTAGGTTCTTGGAATGTGTATGCTTTTTGGTCCACGTTGTTTGATACCAGCCATAGTCTAATCCTTTAGTTCACTGCTTTCAGGCATACAGTCCATTTGAATTCTATAGTATTCATTGTTGATGTTCCATGACCAGTGATATGGATCAATTATTTCTTCACACTGTTCCAGTGTCATTGGTGAATTGAAAGCATACTGATTGCCTATGTACTCCCAATTACCCATTGCGGTTTTACCCCACATACTCAATACAAGCACATATAGTTCCATGGTTATCTCCCCTGTCCTCGATAAAATTTATGACTGCGTTTTTTGTGTTTGTTCATAGAGCTCATCTTGCATGAACGTTTGCGTCCTGCCTGTGAACTTTTCTTTGGTGTTGAAACATGAATGCTTACTGATGAATGTAATCTCATATTAACGTCCTAACTTCTTTTTTCTACCCAACGGTAGTGATTGCTCAATAGTGTGTACAACGCCTTTTTTGGCACGCCACTCTACTCTAACACTTGAGGCCTTAGTGTTGCCTTGGAAAGACTTAACCGCCCGTTTATAGGACAGTGCTTCAACGGTTTTGTTTTCGTTTCCATCCCAGAAAACGAATTCTCTCATCTTACTCATAAGTATCCTCCCTATGATCTATTTAGTTGATCACGAGTAAAATACTCTGTTTATTAACACACTGTTGTTTGAGCCGACTGGTGAACTCTGTGTTTTAAATGGTTCTTTGCTTACTTGATTCAGCCAACAACCCCTTGTGTTATAGTTGTATTTAAATGGTTAAGGTCATACGGCCTGTTAAACGGTCGTCTTTGAGTAGATCTTGCCTAAACTGTTCAAGCGATTCAGGTCCCACACACTCTGTGCGTATCTGTATTCTATCATCGTTGAGTTGTGTGTACAGTTCTACCCGTATGGTGTGTGCTGAATTTTCACACGATACTATGTCCTGATACGTAGGCTGTTGTACTTCAAGCCAGCCACACTGTCCAAGACTGCATATTGAAATGAATAGTGTCCACATATATCCCCCTGTGTATGTGTTGCCTATATGTGTACTTATCGCCGCGAAGCGGGTAGCACACCAGCAAAAGCCGCAACTGCGGTACGCACAATTTACGTAAGCGAAGCGGAAGCGGTTTTTTTAGAACGTGCGAAGCACTGCGGTAGCAAAGATCGGTAAGCGGGATCTCTTGGCCTCTCTACTGTGTGCAAGGGTGCGTAACTGTGTTGCAAGACTACGTCAGCAACCGTGCCGTGTAGAGATCTGAACCTGACAAGAACATAAGTCCCAGCAATGCTTGTTGTTGGGTTTCAAACTCTATAGTGCAGTGATCACTTTGTGTAGTGTGTATGCCGTGTTGAAGGAGCAGTGTAGTACAAGCACTGTGCGTATGAGCATCTTCCACAATGAAGTTTGATTGCTGTCCGAGTTTGCGTGTGAACTGTAGTTGTACTGTGGTGCTCATATTATTACTTATTGCACACTCGAATGATAAGTAAAATCAAATGGCTAAACGTAGCAAATACAGCGGATATGTACTTAACAATCCATTGACCCAATACTTGCTTAAACAACGTACCATACTACCCGAAAAGAGTACTACACAGAAAAAAAGTAAACGCAAAAAAAATTTACGAAGTACTTGACAACTTTTGGGAGAAGTTTTTAATACGTTTTTTAAGTGATACTATTCGTGCTTGTGTAGAGTCATTATATGCTTCCACCAAAAACTCCCAGTATAGCGAATCAAGACGCTCACGTATGTGCGTTCTACGTTCCTGACTGTATGTGTAGGGATCTAACTTGCTCATACTGTATTTAAACTGTGAAAAGGGTCCTGCACTGTGATTTGATACCGTGCGGAAAAATATAAAGAAGTACTTAGGTCTTTGAGGTGGTGATTTGGAGGCCTGCTCACTCAAAATGTCAATTTGAGATTTTTGTTATATGCCCCTCGACCATGAAAAAGATTTTTTATTTCTCATGCCCCTCGACCTTTCGTTCAAAAAAAAACGGAGCAAGTCTCCCTGCTCCGTTCCGATCCTAACTGGATCTACTCGAGTTCTGTTAGTCTGCTCTTGAACCCATGTAAGCCTTGTACCCATACTTACGGAGTACGTCAGCATAGGCTTGAGCACCCACTTCTTTACAGTCCATGCTCTGTCCGTTGTGCTTTGCAGGATCCCACATGGTCATGGTCTTTGCTCTGTAACTCTTCTTAAAGCCTATGCTCTCAAGTGCCTTTGCTTCAGCACTGTTGGTTCTTGTTACACTTACATCAACCCAAGCAAAGCCACAGTACATTGGCTCTCCGTATTCGTTGCCACCTGTCTTTGAATTCCAATCCGCTAAGAAATTGGATACAGCGTTCTTTGCTGATTGTGTTGCTTCGTAGTGTATGTCTGTGATGTTTTGCATATTGCCCTCGTTGTTTGTGTTTAACATAGTATTACTATATGATCTTATTCGCCAAATGTCAACCCCTAAAGGCTGACATTTTCCAGTTTATCAAAGCCATAATCTGCCACAATATGGACTTGGTTATCCTCTGTTACAAGGATGTCTCCTACACTCACAGAGTGCATTGGCTTGAATCTTGTGTAGGCCTCTTCAGGTCCTATGTTGCCTATTTGAAACGCTTCGTTCAAATCCTCAGCATCCAAATTCGCAACGTGTTCGTAGTGCTTGATGTTAGCCACTGGATCAAACTTGCCCATGCCATATGTGAATGGTGAGTCTGGGTACATTGCCTTGTGTGCTTCGTGTCCTACTTGGTAAACCTTG